TTGGTTAAGACTTTACCCATCTTTTTTCCATTGTAGGATATTAAAAGCCAATTTCCCTCGCTGTCTTGTTGTGAGTGTTTTCTGCTTGGGTATTCTAAATCCCTTGTTAAACCATAGACACTTCTCATGTGTCCAATGTATTTGTATTCTGCTATTTCGTAAGTCATTACATATTCTCCCAATAATTAGCGACTAGCCATAGCGTTAAGATTATGACTAGCCATATTAAAAAACCAATACCAAATATTTGCCCAATTATCTCAATCATGTCCAGAACCCATGCAATCGGTACAATGTTCTCCGTCTGGTAATGATCCTACGCCTTTGCAGTTTGGACACTTACCCATGAATTGTTTAATGTGTTGTATTAGTCTAATCATTTAATACCTCGGTAATCAGTGGTAGTTTTCTTACGCTTGTCTCTTGGATACTCAGTCACCACTCGCCCAGACTGATACCAAGTTTGGATTCTACCGGGGCGAACCTCGATTGCTTTTATTTGGTTATCCAACGCTTCGGTTTTTAACACCTCTCGTTGCTGCTCTACTTGTTCATTATGCTGTGTCATTTATAACTCCTTGTTTTTGTAGCTTGTTAATATAGATTTGTTTTTATTGATTATGTCCTGGAACTGTTTAGCACTAATTCCAAGCTCGGTTAATACATCAAGGGCCTTGGGATTAATCAAGGCATTGAAGTGTGGGTGTGTAAAGATCTTATTGATCGACTCGTGTTCTTGTCGATTGATCTTTGGTTTTCTAAAGTTGTATCTGGTAACTGACATTACGCTACCTCCGATTTTCTTTTATCTAACCAAGCATGAATACCTTGTGAGTATTCTTCCGGGCTAACTCTGACATCGTTAAAGTAATGAGCGTAACCATTTTCAATAATGTTATCGGTCACTTCTTTCGTGCTGCTCACATCATTGTTTAACAATTCTTGGATCATTAAATCAACCAATGCGTTTAAGTCTTTCCTTGTAATCAACTTCTTATCTACCTTGTTGGTAAATATGTTGTTGAGGTGACTGCGTTGGCTCTCAGTTAGTTCTATTGGTATGTTGGTCTTCATAGTATTACTCCCTTAATAATTACTACCAGAGCGATACCAGTGATTGTGACAAAGATTAAGTTCTCAGTCATCTCACGAGCTACATCACTCCATGGTTTTGGTTGTTGTGGTTTATGCAGTTTATTTGCAAAGTCTTTCATTTATCTCTCCTATAAAATGGTAGCTTTTCTTGGCTACATAAGAATTATAACTAATAGAACGCACAATGCAACTCTTTTCTACACTCTTACCTACAACAAGATAACAATAATGTTTCCAAGATATAGTTAATCACATAGAATGTTTACATGGAGAATAGAGAGATAGTGTACAAAAATGTTGCTGATTTGATTCCTTATGCAAGGAATAGTCGCACACATGATAAAGACCAGGTAAGTCAAATTGTCGCAAGTATTAAGGAGTTTGGGTTTACCAATCCTATTTTAATTGATGATGAAGGTTTGATTATTGCCGGGCATGGTAGGGTTCAGGCCGCACAAAAACTAAACCTTAAAACTGTTCCAACTATATGCTTGGATTACTTAACCGAAGCACAAAAGAAAGCCTATGTTATAGCTGACAATCGATTAGCTTTAAATGCTGGTTGGGACTTTGATATGTTAAAGGTTGAGCTAAATGATCTTAATGACCTGGAGTTTGATGTTTCTTTACTTGGTTTTGATGATAAAGAGATCAACGACATATTAGCTGATCCAACAGAGGGCTTGGTAGACGAAGATAGCACTCCAGATTTAGTTGAAGACCCTATAACTGTTGAGGGTGATATTTGGTTATTAGGCAATCACAGGCTTATGTGTGGTGATAGCACGAGCATTGATGCTGTGGATAAGTTAATGGATGGTAATAAAGCAGATATGGTTTTTACTGATCCGCCTTACAACGCAGACTATTCCTCAAGGGTAGATAAAAAAAGAAGAAAGCCTTGGGGTGGCATTAAAAATGACAATATGTCAGCAGATGACTTTGATGTGTTTTTGGAGGATATAAATTCTGTCTTGTGGTCATCTTGTTCAGATGGAGCAAGTATATATGAGTGCATTGACTGGAAAAGATATCCACAAATACAAAAAGTTTTTGATGATGCTTTTACGCATAAAGCTATGATTGTTTGGAACAAAAATTGTTTCGGTTTAGGCACTTACTATAGAACCAAACACGAGTTAATTTTGTTTGGATGTAAAGGAGATACTATAAATACCTGGAACGCCAATCATGATGAAATGGATGTTTGGGACATATCAAGAGATAGTGCAGCTTCTTATAATCACCCAACACAAAAACCTGTTGCTATACCAGAACGAGCCATTAAAAATTCATCTAATCCAAAAAATAAAGTCTTGGATTTATTTGGTGGTAGTGGCTCTACATTACTTGCCTGTGAGAAATTAGATCGTTCAGCTTACTTAATGGAGTTAGATCCTAAGTATTGCGATGTCATAATACAAAGGTGGCAAGAATTTACTGGTCAAAATGCAGTGCATTTAGATTCAAATAAACCTTATAATGAGTTAATTAATGATATAAGTGATGGATAAACCTAGAAAAAAACCCGGAAGAAAGCCTGTTGTTATTGATATAGATAGGGTTGAACAACTTGCAGCTCAAGGTCTTGGGCCTTATCAAATTTCCCGTGCTTTGGGGATTTCTTGGGACACTTACAACAAAAATAAAAAGCGAAGTTTGGAATTATCGGAAGCTATAAAAAGGGGGGAAGCAAAAGGTTTGGCGCGAGTTTCAAACAGTTTGTTCAAATCCGCCAACGAAGGCAACGTGACGGCCCAGATCTTTTACTTAAAAAATAGAGATTCAAAGTCCTGGAGTGATAGGCAAGAGGTAAATCACAACTTAAATCTGGCTGAAATACTCAGCTCTGCAAAAACTAGGGTGATCGAGGGCAGAGTCGTAGAAGAGCAGCTTGATTCACCACGAGTCCTTACAAAGGACGCGTTGCCAAACAAAAATACGGGCTAGGCGTGGGAACTCTCTCATCTCCCCTACTGTATCCATGCCACGACTGGGAAGCCCGGCGAAATCAACTCTCCGATTTTGCAACCCCCCCAGTCACTTTTACGGCGGGGGCTATAAATTTAGAACACTTGAGCTAAAATTTTTTAATTTTTTTATGAAGTACGAACCAAAACAAGAAAAGCAGTTAATGACCGAGCTATGGTCACTTAACATCAAAGACGATCCAGTAAACTTTGTTAAGTTCGCCTTCCCATGGGGACAAAAGAACACCCCCCTCGAAGACTTTGAAGGCCCAAGAAAGTGGCAGGAAAAAATTTTACGAGATATTGCAGTACATATACAAAGAAACCAAACAATTGACTTACCAGAGATGTTTAGATTGGCTGTGGCTTCAGGTCGTGGTATTGGTAAATCAGCGTTAGTCTCATGGATTATCCTTTGGATGTTATCCACAAGGCTAGGCGCAACCATTATCGTTACCGCTAACACCGAACAGCAGCTTAGATCAAGAACCTGGGCTGAACTTGGTAAATGGATGACACTATCAATCAACTCTCATTGGTTTCAGAAAACTGCCACCACGATTAAACCTGCTCCTTGGTTTGAAGAAGCGTTAATTCGCGACCTAAAGATAGATACTGGGTACTATTATGCGCAAGCGCAGTTATGGTCAGAAGAAAACCCAGATGCTTTTGCTGGTATTCACAGCTCCTACGGGGTGTGTTTAATCATGGATGAGGCATCAGGTATTCCCTCGCCCATCTACTCTGTTTCTGAAGGTTTCTTCTCCGAGCCTACCAAAGACCGCTATTGGTTTACTTTCTCCAACCCGCGCAGAAACACTGGCCCGTTTTACGATTCCTTCCACAGCAAACGCGCCTTCTGGAAGTCGCTGCAAATAGACTCGCGCACAGTCGAAGGCACGGATCAAAAATTGTTTCAGTCTATGATTGAGCAGTATGGCGAAAACTCCACTGTCTCGCGCGTGGAAGTTATGGGCGAGTTTCCCCAGGCAGACGATGACACTGTTATTCCCATGGAATTAATTCGCGCAGCCGTAGACAGAGATGTCGCGCTCACCGCGAGTGAGCCTATTATTTGGGGCTTGGATGTTGCGCGTTTCGGTGGCGATAATTCTGCTCTGTGCGTGCGCCAGGGAAATACTGTTTTTGAGATCACGTCTTTTGCTTCAATGGACTTAATGCAGTTGTGTGGTTTGATTAAGAATCGCTACGATGATGCCACTGTGTTAGAACGCCCACAAGAAATATTAGTGGACGTGATTGGTATTGGCGCGGGCGTGGTCGATAGACTGCGCGAGCAGAATCTCCCAGTGCGAGGAATAAACGTGTCTGAGTCCTCTAGCGTGAAAAAGAACTATTTGAATTTGCGAGCTGACTTATGGTTTGCGATTAAAGATTGGCTGGCGCAGCGTGATTGCCGACTTCCTATAGATGATGAGCTTGCCTCGGAATTGGCTGCGCCATTGTATAAATATACTTCGACTGGAAAGATAAAGATAGAGAGCAAGGATGAAATGAGGAAAAGGGGTATAAAATCACCAGATAAGGCAGACGCTTTAGCACTAACCATGGCAAGTTCTGCCGCAAGTTTTAGTGGAAGCGAGAGTGTTTTCGGTTATAATTTCAAAAAACCTTTAAAATCTCGAATAATTCGAGTGGGATAGTTTTACATGGCAAAAGATTACGAAGATAAAATAGAAGACATACTTGAGAAAGAAGAGATTGAATCTTCTGAAATGGAAGTAGAGGTCGATGAAGAAATGGACATGGAACATCTTGCTGGTGTTATTAAATCTGAGATGGATGACGCCAAAGATTTCATTCATCAGGTTGGTGCAGAACGCGCAGAGTCTACAGAATACTATCTTGGTAATGAGCCTGAAGGCACTAGCTCCATGCAATCCGAATACGTCTCAACAGACGTACGGGATAGCGTTTTGTTTATGCTTCCGTCTATCATGCGTACCTTCTTTGGTACTAAAAAGATTGTTGAATTCGTACCGCATGGCCCTGAAGACATTGCTGTCGCAGAGCAACAAACCAACTACGTTAACTACATCATCCAAGAAAAGAATCAAGGTTTCCAAGTTTTATACAGTGCGTTTAAAGATGCGTTGGTTAGAAAAACTGGTTTTGTTAAAGTCTTTTGGGATGACTCTATCTCAGCGACCACTCACGAATACACAGGCTTAGATCCACAATCGTATCAGGCATTAACACTTGATCCGAATGTGGAGATAGTCGAAGAAACAGTCACCATGGAAACCATCACACAGGTTGATCCTATGACTGGCGAGGAAATCACACAAGAGATTCCAGCAACATACGACCTCACGATTCGCAGAATTAAATCTAAAGATCAGGTATGTATTGAGAGCGTTCCACCAGAAGAAATATTAATCTCACGCAACGCGCGCGATTTAGAAACTGCTTCTTATGTGGCGCACAGAATGATTAAGTCTGTCTCTGACTTAGTAGCCATGGGTTACGATCAAGAAGAGATGGAGCAATACGCAACGCAAACCAGCAGTGCGATTGATGCAGAAAGCTACGAAGAAGTGGAAGCTAGGAATCCATTTGACAATATGATCTATCCAGATCGAAACGACTCAGGCGCAAAAGATGTGCTGTATGTCGAACATTATTTATTTTATGACTTTGACGATGACGGCATCGATGAAAGAATTAGAGTTTGTTCAGTGGGTGATGGTGTTCATGTGGTGAATGTTGAGCAGTGGGATGATCTTCCTATTGCCATGTTCTGCCCTGACCCTGAACCGCACACCGCAATTGGCTCATGCCCTGCGGATTACCTAAAGCCTATTCAAGCGGCTAAGTCTCAGATTATGCGAGACACCCTTGATTCTTTAGGTCACTCAATCTTTCCTCGGATGGCTGTTGTTGAAGGTCAAGTCAATATTGACGATGTACTCAATACTGATATTGGACAACCAATCCGAGTTCGCGCCCCTGGAATGGTTCAGCCCTTTACAGTACCCTTCGCTGGTAAAGAGGCATTTCCTGTTCTTGGATACCTCGATGATGCAAAAGAGAATAGAACAGGTGTGTCCAAAGCCTCTGCTGGCTTAAATGCAGACGCTTTGCAATCAAGCACAAGTGCAGCAGTATCCGCTACCATGTCTGGGGCGCAAGGCCGAATTGAATTGATTTGTAGACATTTCGCAGAAGGTGGACTCAAGCAGATCTTTAAAGTAACCAACAACCTCATCATCAAGCATCAAAATGCTCAAGATGTCTTTAGGTTAGAAGGTAAGTTTATCCCGGTTGATCCTAGATACTGGAACAACGACAAAGACATGATTGTGAACGTGGCTATCTCCAAGTCTTCAGACGAAGAGAAGTTTGCTATCCTTTCACAGCTTGCTGGTAAGCAAGAGCAAATCATGCAAACCATGGGGCCACAGAATCCATTGGTATCTTTACAGCAATACTCCAACACGCTCACGCGCATGATAGAGATAGCTGGGTTTAAAGACGCGCAATCGTTTATTAATACTGAAGTTCCACCAATGCCACAGACTCCGCCAGAACAGCAAAAACCAGATCCTGCGGCAATGTTGGCGCAAGCAGAAGCTATGAAGGCTCAGAACTTAGGACAGAAAGCAATCATTGATGCTGAAACTGACAGAATGAAAATCATCATGGATGATGATAGAAATAGAGATGAAGCCGAGGCGCAGATTAGACTTA